CGGATCATAGGTCATGATGGGGTTGAGAAGCTCGTCACATTGAACCAGGAAGACCCTAATGGTGGCGATATCATCAACGACCTGAAGAAGGGAAAGTATGATTGTACTGTTACTATAGGCCCAAGCTTCCAGACCGCGCGTCAGGAGACTCTGCAGACCTTGATTGATGCTGCTGGCGCTATTCCGGCCGTTGCTCAGTTGTGCCCAGACCTCCTGGCTAAAAATATCGATTCGCCTGATGCTGCCGAGATGGCTCGTAGATTACGCATACCTCTTATTCAACAGGGTATCATTCAGCCAACAGAGCAAGAGGCTAAACAAGTTCCTCAAAAGCAGCCTGACCCGATGCAGCAACTGGAGATGTCCATAGCTACTTCGAAAGCCCAGAGAGGCGCCGCCGAAGCGCGGATCGCGGTTAGTAAAGCAAGTGCGAGCCATCTGGAAGGGGAGCGGCTCATGTACGAGACCGCTGGAAAACATTTGGCTAACCTGTTAGCTGCTAAGAAACTGGGTGAACCCACGGCAGCACAGGAAGCTGAGTCTATTGCAACATCTACTCTGCAATCTGGTCAACAGAATCCTGCCACTCAAGCCGCTTGACTTAGGTGAGAATCGTTGTCGTAGGATCGTATACCTACGTTTGTGTGGAGTTATAAAACATGGCATTTACTCGTGATGAGATGACGGCTTATGAAGCTCAGCCGCAGAAAATGGTTGAGATTGTAAACCCGTTCGCTGAAACCTCGCCGCCGGCCGCGTCAAAGCCGGTAGAAACCCCGCCAGCGGAGCCCGTAACAACGGAGACCGCGGCTAATCCGGAAGACTCGTCAACTTCCGGTGAATCGGCCCCGACCGCTTCGGGTGACGGTACTTCGGGCGAAGAAACAGCGGCCACGCCCGCCGCTGACGCCACTCCTGACGGCGAAGCAGAGCCACCCGCGGAGCCCCCGCGTAAAGGGTCTGCACAGGAACGCATACAGGAACTTGTAGACGAGCGTAATGCTCTTCGTAAATACGGCGATCACATGTCAACGGCGGTCAGAACGTTGACGGAGGAAATTGAGCGGCTGATGAAGGGCGCTACTCCGACGACTGAGACCACGGTTAGAGCGCCCGCAGCGCTTGCTGATGATAGTGAGGACCCGGCTCCGTCCTTGAACGATGCAGATGTCGGACTGGACGAGGCTAAATTCGCGAAGAAAAACGCGGCGTGGATCAAACGGCAGATCGCTAAAGGTATAAAACAGGGTGTTGCTGAGGTTACTACTCAGCAGACCGCACAACAGGCTCAGGAAGCTTTCCAGGCTCGCGCCGCGGCTTTTGAAGAGACCCATAAGGACTTCAGAACCGTTATCGGGAACCCGGCTCTTCCTCAGCTTGCTCCGGAAGCCGCGAAAGTTATCGCGCGGACGGAAGAAGGGATTAGCATCCTGTATTACCTTGGTAAGAATGTTGATGTTGCGACTCGTATTGCCAAGTTGCCCGAAGCTCAACAGCTTATGCGGCTTGGCGAGATAAAGGCGGAACTCAGCAGAGCTGCACCCCCACCGGCTGCAACGTCGTCTAAAGCTCCCGTGACCGGTGCGAAATCGGTCAAACCGAAGAACCTAACCCAAGCGCCGCCACCCCCTACACCTACGCCCGCGGGCTCACGCTCGCAGCCGCGGGATATTACGGACCCATCTTTGTCTATGGATGAGTTTGTGAAGCAGGAGAGGGAGCGGAAAATCGCAGACCGGGCCGCCAAACGTGCGGCACGAGGTCTGCGCTGATTCGAATTTGAAGGTTTTAGTAAATGGCAACTGGCAATTCCCTTATCACGGCTCAGTGGGTCGCGCGTAAAGCGCTTGTCCTCCTGCACGCCAAGTCTAACTTCACGGGTCGTACGAACCGTGATTATCAGAGCTTGCTCCCAGGCCCGATCCAGGGCGTTATCCTGGGTCAGCAGTTGAGCATTCGCCTGCCGTTCCAGTACGTTGGTCGTACGGGTCCGACGATGAATGCTCAGAACTCTGTGCAGCGGTTTGCGACTCTGAGCGTTACGAACCAAGCTGGCGTGGATATCAATTTCACGTCAGTTGAGCGCGCTATGTTGCTCAATAACTTTGAGGAACAGGTGCTGGAACCCGCAATGGCCAAGGTAGCCTCTATCATTGAGACTGCTACCACGGCGGTGACCAACAGCGTTCCGAAGTTTGTTGGCGGTTTCAATACTACGGCGACTTTCCAGCAGCTCTTGCTGGCGGAGCGGTTCCTGACAGAGACTCTGGCCCCTGAGGATGATCGGCGCACGTTCCATGCGACCCCGCAAGCGTCCTACTACTTCGTTCAGGACAACAAGGGGCTCTTCAATCCGGAAAGCGTTATCTCTGACCAGTGGCTGGAGGGCGTTATCTCGGATAAAGCGGCTGGCTTTGTCTGCTTCCGTAACACCAAGATGCCGAACCACGTCATTGGTACGGTGACTGGCTCTACGCCCGTAGTGAACGGTGCCGGCCAGAGTAACAGCGGCGCGGGCAACGCGTTCGTTGCGACCTTTACCTTGAACACGAACGGTTGGAACTCTGGTGCTACGACTTTGAACGCTGGCGACGTGATCACTATCGCAGGTGTTAACGACGTAGATCCGGAGTCGAAGACCTCGTTGGGCCGTCTGAAGCAGTTCGTTGTTACTACGACTATCTCGGACACCGCGGGCGCTATCGCTATCCCGATCGCTCCTGGCATCATCACCGGTGGCGCGTATCAGAACGTGGACTCTGTCCCTGCCACTGGCGCCGCTATTACTGTGATGGGCGGTACGCCGGCTCAGGTCTCTGGTCAGACTGTGAAGCAGTCTCTGGGCTGGTACCGTGACGCGGTTGTGTTCGCGAATCCTCCGATGTTGGATCTGTCTCCGTTGGTCAAGATGACGGCGGCCGAAGCTTTCGAAGGGTACAACATTCGCTTCGCGCAGCAGTGGGACCCGAGTAACGACCTGTTGCCTGCGCGTCTCGATGTGATCTTCGGCTCGGTCCTGGCTTATCCTGAGCTGGCCGTGCGTTTGATCGAAATCCCGGCCTAATAGCCGCTGACATGCGCGGGGACTGACACCCGCGCATTTACCTATAGAGGAAAATTTCATGGCTAATTTTCAAGTCGGCTACGGTCACAGTGATGTAACCGGAGAGCCGTTTGATTTCTACGTGCCCTTAACGGGTTTCAACATCACCATGCAGTCCGCTAAGCTGGCGCTGAATCCCGCTGGTACTCTGGCAACGGGTACCGTAACGCTGCCGCTTAATCCGCCTGACGGGGCTCTTGTTGAGATTAGCTCAACGCAGACGCAGACCGCCATCACGGTGAACGCTAATACAGGCGACGCTATCGTCGGTGCGGTAACCGCGTTGGTCGCTAATACGCGCGTGGCGTGGCGTTATACGCTGTTCGGTACCGCTGGTAACGGCGCTCCCGCTGGCGCTGCTACCGCGAATGCGCGGTCTTGGATTCGCGTCCAGTAATCCCCTAGCTTCTCACCCTAGGGCTTTTGGCGAACGCCGGCCATAATGGATGCGTGACAGGGAGGAGAGACTCCCGCTGAATTTTGGAGCTTGACGCATGGCTCAAACCATCCAACAGATTATCAACGATGCATTTACGACTATAGGCGTTGTAGCGGATGGGCGCGCGCCTAGTGCTACGCAAGCTGCCAAAGGGTTGGAGGTGTTAAACGATAATCTTGCTACGCAGCAGAAAGACGGTTGGCGGCTCGGCTGGTTTCCCCAGACTAACTTGGCGGCTACTGCTCCGTTGCGGGATGAGGATATCGGGGACGTTAAGTTGATGTTGGCTAAATGGCTGGCCCCGCGTTACGGCGTCAAATTCGACCTACAAAACGATGCCCTTATCCTGACCCAGATGGCGGATGCCGAACGACGCTTGACTAAGCGCTCTCTCAAGTTCATGGAGAGTGACCTTGGCGAGCTGCAACGTCCCCAAGGCGGCCCGTGGGGCGGCCCGAACTGGCTGTAAGCTATGGCCTATCCTTCTGTTCCTATCCCACTTCCGGCTGGCTCATATCAGCTTCCGGACCCGCGCGCGAGCTATAAGAAGCTCGTCGGCTGCTTTGCGGAGCCGCAAGACCAGGACTCATCCGCTGATAACAAGGATGGGCCGCCTCTCATTACGCTACGGCGTATGGACGGTTTGACAAAGATCGCGGGGGATAATTCTGGTAACTCCGTACGTGGTATGTGGGAGATGGCGGGCGTTGAGTATGTGGTCATTGGGCCTAATCTTTATAGCTTGAGCGCCGCTTCGACTGCTAACCCAACTCTCGGCGCTATTCTGACGCTTATCGGTACTGGTATCCCCGGTAATTCTTTTGTCCGGATGACGGATAACGGCGCATGTCTTGTGATCCTGGTGCCGTTCACGAACCTGTGCTGGACATACTCCCCTGGCAGTGGAGGTTTTCAACAGCTCACCGCCTCGTTTTTTCTGACACTTGGCGCCATAGACCTTGGCTTTGTAGATAGCTTCATAGTGTTTCTTTCTACAAACGGGACGACGTTCTTTAATGATGATGGTCGCACGGTC